GGCGTGGTGCAGCTCGAGGTGACAAATCCGCGCATCCTGCGTCTGATCGCCGATCAGCGTGCACAGATCGTGGAGGGCGTGACCAGCCGTCTTGCCGACGAGATCCGCGACAAGTTGCTGACGCGCTTGTCGACGGCGACCAGCACGCCGGAGCTCGCGTCGGACTTGCTCGAGGTTCTGCCGGAGTTGGACGAGGGCTTGTCGTCGGCTTTCGTGAACAAGGAAGCGCGCGCGCTTACGATCGCGCGCACGGAGACTGGCAAGGCGTACAACTCTGCGGCGTACGAGGAGTACAAGGCCGAGGGCGTGAAGGGCTTGCGCTGGGTTGCGTCGAATGACGCCACGACGCGCGAGAGCCATCGCGAGCTCGATGGCCGCGTGGTCGCGCCTGGAGAAGAATTCAAGCCGGGCTTGCGCTACCCGAACGACCCGAACGGAGCCGCAGACGAGGTCATCAACTGCCGGTGCGTTGTCGCGCCGGTTGTATAACACCAGCATGGAAGTCCTCATCCACAACAGCGAAGTGCAGCAACTGGCGGCGCGGATCCTGAACGGCATCGCGACGCCGGCCGAACTGGCGTCTGCAAAGCCCGAGGACGTGTTCGCGATCAAGCTTGACACGTCGGCGATTCACGTTCGTGGCGTGGCGGCTCCGGTGTCAAAGGACGGCAGTCGCACGCGTCGATTTATCGCCAGCGATGAGACCGCCGACCGCATGGGCGACATCATCCGTGTCGCCGGCTGGAAGTTCACGGAGTTCGAAAAGAACCCTGTCGCGCTCTGGGGCCACGACTCGGACGGATTCCCAATCGGTCGCGTGCACGACTGGTCGATGGAGAAGAACTCCGGCCGTCCTGCGCTGATGGAGTCGATCACCTACTTCAGCGAGTCGGCGAACCCGATGTCGGAGGCGGTGCTGCGGATGATCGACGAGGGCGGCCTGCGTGCGGTGAGCGTGGGCTTCGTGCCGACGCGCGCGTATAAGCCGAAAAACGAGGCCGAGCGCAAGGAGATTGGCCTCGGACCTTACGGCGTGCTGTACGAGGAGCAGCAGCAGCTCGAGCTATCCAACTGCTCGATCCCTGCGAACCCTAACGCGTTGCTGTCGAAGTCGCACAAGCGCGACCCGATCGCGAAGGCGATGTCGGACATGGTGAAGCGCGGCACGCTCTCGCGCGAGATGGCCGACGACCTGTTGCTGCGCGTGGCCGGCATCATGCCGACCCGGCGCACGTTCGCGGTGGGCGCGGTCGAGAAGCTGGAGCAAGACGAACTAGACGCCGTGTACAGCTCCTGGCGCGACGCGGTGAACATGTCGGCCAGCGAGTTGAAGGCGTGGGACGCGAACGAGTGCAGCCGGAAGGCGAGCGTGGACGCTGACGCCGTGATCAAGCGCAACCTCGAGCTCCTCGAGACGCCGAAGGACAAGTGGGACCGCCGGCTGGTGGACAACGCCAAGCGGACGATCTCGTTCGTGGCTCGGATGAAGAACATGGAGCAGGGCGAGCCGGTCAGCGAGGCGTGCCCAATTTCCAAGCGCGACATCTCGCTGAAGAACTGGGCCTACGATCCGATGAAGAAGTCCACGAAGAGCGATGCTGCGCCGGTGACGGTTGCCGACCCGCTGCAAGAATGCGTGTCGAGCAAGATCCCCAAGCTGATCGACGAGCATCCCGAGTGGAATATCGATCAGGCGGTGGCTGTGGCCTACTCGATGTGCCGCGAGGGCACGGCGACCGTGGAGTTGCCGGCCGAGGAGTCGAAGGCGGCGTGCAAGTGCGGCGGCGTGTCGAAGGCGGCTGCCGATGCCTTGAAGGTCGGTGACTTCGTGACGTGGAAGTCGAGCGGTGGTGATGCGTTTGGCGAGATTGTGGACATCGAGGCCAACGGCAAGATCGAGGTGCCGAACTCGGACTTCAGCGTTGAGGGCACGTCGGAAGATCCGGCGGCGATGATCAAGATCTACAAGGCGAGCGAGGCCGGCGAGTACGAGGAGACGGATGTCTTCGTGGCGCACAAGTTCTCGACGCTGACCAAGGTGGATATCGAGGTCGAGGAGGAAGAGCCGACGGAGATGTCGGCCGATGCGTTGAAGTCGCTGGCCGCGGCGCTCGACGCGCAGATTGCTGCGCTCACGGCTCTGGACAAGGGCCTGCGTCGCCTCAATGATTCTATCGAGGCGCTGGAAAAGCGTTTCGACGAGGCCGCGATCGAGAAGATCGCCGGCGAACCCAAGAACAAGACGGCCGCTCTGCGGTCGTCTCGACGCGAAGACGCTGCGGCGTTCTTCGCGCAGGTGGCCGAGCGCGTTGCTCGGTCCTTGTGACAACCTTAGACCGCAGAGGAAAAGACAGATGGAAATCAACAACCAGTCGGTCGAGGCGCTGTCGCAGGCGCTCATCGGCCAGCTCAAGAGCAACCTGGACCAGCGCGACGCCGCTCTGTGCGAGCGTCTCGCCAAGCAACTGGACGAGAAGCTGGACGCCCAGCGTCGCGAAGCCGACGCCAAGGCGGCTCGCTTCGCGGTGCCCGGTCTGGCCCAAGACAGCAAGGAAGTGAAGGAGTTCTCCTTCTCCAAGCTGATCGGCGGCCTGATGAAGGGCAACGTGGCGAAGTACGCTCCGCTCGAGTACGAGATGTGCTCGGCCGCGGCCAGCACGGGCGACTCGGCCGTCGTGACCAAGGACATGGTGACCACCGTCGACTCGCTCGGCGGCTTCATCGTGCCGAACCAAGTTATGTCGGCGCAGATTATCCCGCTGCTGCAAGATGCCGTGGTGGCGTTCGAAGCCGGCACGGTTCGCATGGGTGGTCTTGCTGGTAGCCCCGTGCAAATCCCGAAGATCACGGGTGCGACGACGGCGTACTGGCTGGGAGAAGTGGAAGCCGTCACCTCGGGTGACATGAGCTTCGGCCAGATCGACTTGTACCCGCACGACGTTTTCGCGTTGTGCACGCTGTCGAATCGCCTGATCGAGCTGGGCGCGCCGGGTGCCGAGCAGTTGGTTCGTAGCCAACTGGCTCGCGACATCGGCCTCAAGATCGACGCGGCCATCTTCAGCGGCACTGGTGCTGCTGGTCAGCCGACCGGCATCTACAACACAGCCGGCGTGAACAGCGTGTCTGGTGTTGGCAGTCTGTCGGCCGAGACGGCCTACGGCAAACTCCTCGACATTGAGAAGGAGTTGCTCCTCGACAACGCCCAGACGGTGGGCGAGTTCGTGTGGGCAATCCACCCGACCTTGTTCCAGAAGCTGCGGAACATGGTCGACGTTGCCTCCGGTGCTACGAACAACAACCAGCCGAAGACACGTCCGTTCATCGACGCCGGCAAGATCGAGCGTGTCCTTGGACACCGCTACGTCCAATCGACCCAGTTGCCGACCGACAAGATCCTGCTCGGCGCGTTTGCTGCGTCGATGGTTGCGGAGTGGGGAACGATGGTGCTCGCGGCTTCGCGTGAGGGCACGAACTTCACCAAGCGTCAGACCCAGATTCTCGCTGGCATGACGGTGGACGTTGGCGTGCGTTACCCCGAAGCGTTCTGCATCGGCGCGGGCGCGAGCTGATCCCTGACCACACCAACAACACAAGGAGAACACTCACATGCATCTGGACTTTAGGTCTCACCACAAGGTTATGCAGGCACTCAAGGCCGACGCCTACACTGCCGCGACCCACACCTCGGCGGAGATCGACACGGCCGGCTTTGCCGAAGCCGTCATCATCTTCGACGCTGGCACTGTGGGCGCGAGCGGCACGGTCGACGTTACCGTGACTGATTGCGACACCACCGGCGGCACTTTCGCAGCCGTCACTGGCGCGGCCTTCACGCAAGTCGTGGCTGCCAACGATGAGGCCGTGTACGTCGGCCGCATCCGTCTGAACAGCGCGACTGCCGGCACGCCCGACAAGTGCAACCGCTTCATCAAGGTTCAAGCCGTCGTTGGTACGGCGACTTGTGACCTCGGCGTGACGGTGCTGTTGCTCAACGCTACCGGCACCGGCGTGACTCTCAACACGATGGCCTTCAGCATCGACTGATCCACTCCATCGGAATCGAAACGGAGCCGCCGTCGTTCACTCGGTGGCGGCTCCAGCTTTCTCGCTAGACTGTCCTGCATGAAGCTGATGCGCGTGATGCAAGGCTGCGTGTTGCACGATCCCCAGGGAGTTGGGATGCGCAAGGCTTGGCTATACACGAATCAAGTCCTTGATGTGGACGACGCTTGGGTGGCGTCGGAGATCCGAGGTCAGGAGTACAAGCTCGAGCCGGCGACCGACTCGACCGAGGCGACATCGAAGGCTCTATGGCCAGGGCCGCT